GGCCATACCCCAGCGCCAGTCGGCGCGGGTCGACGTCACGCCCGCAGCCGCAGGCGCACTCGCCGGTGGGCTCGCCAGTCTCGTCATCGCGCACCGGCGCATTGCGCTTCATGTATTCCGCGTGCTCTGCCGCGTGGCGGACTGCCGCGTCCTCGGTCGCCGCGTCAGCCTCGGCCGTGGCGCGGTCTATCGGGTCGGCGTACTTCTCTGCCTGCATGGAACTTCCTCCTACTAGTGGTTGATCGTTCTCACATGGTGCCGCGGGTCAGCTAGACGGCTCGCCCTCGTTCCCCGCGTACTTGGCCTGCTGCTCGCGGGCCGCCTCGGCCCAGGCTTTCGGGTCGATGACGCCCGGCACCACCAGGACGCCCGTCGCGCCGCCCTCGACCTCGACCCTGTGGTTGTCGCGGTACTTCTCCGGACGGGCACCCTTCAGCACCAGGGCCATCAGGGCGTCGCTGTACTTGCGTACCGTCAGCTGGCGCTGCTCGCCCGTGGCGGGGTCGACGACCGTGGTCGGCATGCCCTGGTAGATGACCGGCTCGTCGTAGCCGTCCACAGCTCGCCGGATAGCCTCGGCCTCGATCCGGTCTGCAGCCTCCTCAATCGCTACCTCGTATAGTGTGGAGAACCACTCTGACGTCTCGCGCCAGTGGTAGACTGCATCGCGAGACACACCCGCAGCCCTACACCCCTCGAGCACGATGCCGCGCAGGGCGAAGGCGCGGAGGAACAGTCGGCGGCGCTCCAGGGACATGCGCTCCTGGGCGGTGAGGCCATCGAGCTCCCACTCGACGAGCTCTAGCTCGGAGACTGGCCCCCTCTCATGCAGGAACCGGCGCTCGTCGTCGGTCATGCTCTTAGTTGTCATGGTGACCTCCTCGGTCGATGGTTCGCAGAATGCCCTTGATGGTGCCGCGCCCGACGCCGCGAGTAAGCCAGCGACGATGGCGGGACCTCCCAGTCTTTCCTCGTGCGCGAGAACCACTGGACTGAGCCGCGACGGTTTTTGCGCGAGGACGGACGCTTTTGAGGGGCTCGCGCTCGGCCACGGTCCGCCGGAGTCGGCCACCGGTCGCCCTTGTGAGGGGAACCGCCAACTAGGCTCCACGGCGGTGCTGCCCATCACTGCCATCACGACCGTCACGGCCGTATTCACTGGGAAAGCCGAAAATCCATTCAGTATAAACCCTTATACTTAAGTTTAGATTAAGGTTTAGATTAAAAAGTACAATAAAAACAATAATTTAAGTAAGCAATCTAAGGCATCTAAGCCATATGGACCGATTCGCTGTCGTCACTCTCCGTGGTGGAAATATGACGATTCGGTCATTTCCTGGTGCAACATCGAGCCAAAGCCTCAGCGAGCCCAAAACAGCCCCAGATCAGCCACAAGGCGTTGATCCGTAACGCTTTTCCTCGCTGACCCCTCGTCTAGGCCAGGCCCGGAAAGGTCCGTTAGTCCTAGACGCGCGCCCAGCATACCCACACAATCTAGGGCATCTAGGCCTTCCGAGGTCCAGATCGTCTCCCTCGACCTCGCACAACCGTGGCCGAGCTCGGCGCAAAAAGAAGAGGACGCCGAAGCGCCCTCGTACTGTGTGGCCCGAGCTGTCAATACTCCCCCATGTCCTCTTCGGCATCTATTTCTGCCTGCAGGCCCATGTCTATCTCCTGACGCGACGTGTGCTCGTGGTAACTGCCGAGCGAATAGCCGCCCGCAAAGGGCGTTACAGTGTACACGGTGCCCTCGTGCAGGGCCCTGCGCAATTCACGTGCGGGGATCATTACTACGTCCATGTTGTGCTCCTTGAAAGAATATGGGCCCATTATATCGGGCCCATGGGGGATTGTAAACAGTTTCCCACTATTCAGTCGAATGCGTCTTTGGGCCACGGCACCCTTGCGCCCAGCTTGTCCTCCATTGTCGCGCGGCACTCCGCGAGGCTCGGCAGCTTGGTCGCGGATGCCCGCCCCGCCCTGTCGACCTTCACGGCGTAGTCCGTGTCGTCCGGCTTCACCTGGGTATTCTCGAGGCGGCCGCCGACCAGCTTGTTGAGGCGCATCCCGAAGGAGACCGGGTCGGCTGGGCGGTACACGCGCTGGTCCTTGGCGAAGTCTGCGTAGTCCGCGCGGAGGTGCTCCTTGATGACGACCACGCCCCCCTCGTGCCAGTCGCCGCGGGCGTTCGGGAGGATGCCGTCCAGAAGCTTGTTGTACCACCAGCGCTCCACGTCGTCCATGGTCATGACCTTCTGGTCCACGAGGGCAGCTGTGGCAGGCACCTCGTCGCGTGGCGCCCAGCCCTCGATGTCGCGGGCGAGAAGGTCGAAGAGCATGGCCTCGATGCCGCCCTCCTGGTAGAGCTGGCGGTTCAGGGCCTTGAAGAAGGCCTTGTCGCCGCGCCGGGACGAGTTGACTTGGAAGACCGCGAAGCGCCGCTCGCCGTCCAGGCCGGCAGGCACGACCCAGTCCCCGTTCGCGGCCATGATGATGTGGACGTGATTCTTGCCCATGACCGCGTCGCGGCCCTTGCCCTCGTACGCGATGGTCGGCTCGGTGACCAGCTGCTTGAGCTTCGCCTCGCCTGCCTTGTCACCGGCCCAGAAGGCCTCGTCGGCAAAGAGGCAGATGCAGTTCTGCAGGTGCGAGTTGAAGCGGCCGACGAGGTGCTCCGGCGAGCTGATGTGCAGGCCGTGAGAGCCGGCGAGCGATGCGGCCGCCCGGCCTAGCGTGCCCTTGCCCGTCCCCTTCTCACCCTTGAAGCACATGGCCACCTCGGCGGCGCGGCTGGGGTGCTGGACCATATAGGCCAGCCAGTCCATCACGTACTCGTAGTGGGCCTCGACGCCGTCGACAAGCACCTCGCGGACGAGCTGCTGCAGCAGGGACCAGTCGCCCTTGCGGGGCTGCACGGCCCAGCCGCGCCACAGGTTGAGCCAGCCCTCGTGGTGCCGCTCGGGGTCGAAGATGACGCCCTTGTACTGACGGCGGCGAGGGTTCCTGATCCAGTAGCTGGACTTGGTCACCAGCTTGTCGTGTATCTCCACGAGCTGGTTGCAGTAGAGGTTCTCGAAGTCCTCCTTGGTGCTGCGCTGGAAGAACGGGCGGCCCAGGACCGGGTCCATCTCCTCGGTGAAGATGCGGAACTTGCCGCCCTCCATCACGACGCAGTGCTGCTCGTTCATCTCCTCGAGCACGGCCTCGATGCCCTCAGCCTTGGGCGGCTCGCGCAGCAGCGCGTCGTCCACGCCGCGACCGGCCTCGTCCGGCTCCTCCCAGGCCTCGAAGTCGTCCTCCGGCTCTATGCGCGCGACCTCCCCGCCAGCCTCCTGGACCACCTTGTGCAGGAACTTGATCGTGACGGGGCGGCCTCCGCGGCCTGAGGTGGCATGCAGCGAGTCCCACCGGCGGCCGATGATCCACGCGTCGTCCTGGTACTGCGGGTCCTGTGTGGACCAGTCGATAAACTCCTGCCGCCCCTCGCCGTTCGTGGCATGGTGGCAGGCCATCATCAGGTCGCGCCACGTGTCATGGTCGCGGAACTCGGTCGGGTCGAGCTGCTCCAGGGTGTCGGCGAGCATCTCTGGAGTGAGCTCGCCGAGCCCCGCGGCGTCGCCGTGCGCACGGGTTGGGCGGCGGATGAGGCGTAGCAGGCGCTCCGGCAGCTCAGGCATACCATCCTGGATCGGCGGCGCGAAGTCGTCCCACTCGTAGTGCCGGCCGTTCGGGTGTATCGACCCCGAGGCCACGACCTGCCGGCCAAGGCTCTTGAACTCCACGCCCTGGTAGTCGTCCAGCGAGTCGAGTAGAGACACGTCTGCGGGCTTGCGGAACCAGTAGTGGTGGCCGCCCGAGCCCGTCACCGTGTGCGGGCACTGCGAGAGGTCGAGAGACATGTCCTTGACCAGCTCGGCGAGAGAGTCGCGCCCCTCGGGGAAGTTGCGTGGGTCAACGTCCAGCACCATGACCGAGTCAGGCAGGCGCACGCCGACGTTGATGCCCTCGCGGTCAGCCAGCGCGGCCACGGCCCGGCTGTCGTACTCGCGTGCCTGCCATGCTCCGTCGCGTG